TATCTATTGTAAAACATTTTTAATGTATCCTTTTCTTTTTCTGTAAGGTTATAAGGAATTAAATCACCATCAGATTTGACAAGTTCATCCTGTTGTAACGTACTATACACACAACTTGGAGATTCTATATTCTTCTCATGTAGTTTTTCTTTTATATTATTATGTATTACCATTATTTCTGGCATTGTATTTTTACTGGAAAATGATAAACGTTTTGATTTGAAAAAGTATTTTAGAATAAGATATACAATAGCTGCAAGAACTATTAATTCCAATAAAATACCAGCTATAATTAAAAGAAATAGTATCATTATACATTAATAGCACCCGAAGATGCAGCAATTTGTCTATTCAAATCATCTATTTCTTTTCTTTTACCCGGAAGCTCGTCTTTTCTTTTTCTATCAACATCTGCCTTTTTCCATGCCAAATCTGCTGTCATGCCCTTTAAACTTCTTTCAGCCTGTCGTTTTTGTGCAACCAAATCCTGCTTCTGTTTAGTTGCATCTGCTCTTTGTTGTGATGAACTTTTTTCCCCATTCGAAGTACCAGACGTTCCCTTATCAGTAGTAGAAGAATCAGGCTCATTGATAGTAGTAGAATAATCTTCATCCATTATTTCTTCAAGAATTTCATAAACCATCTCTTTTAGTTTTCTTCTTGAATTATAAATTTCAGAAGAAGAAAAAGATTTTGATGGATATATTTGAGTTTCTGCGCCTACATCCGTCATAGCTGGTTGTGATGGTTCCTCTTCTGGTGACATAACTTGATGTGCCATTTTAAATTTTAATGTTATTAATTGATATAACCCTATATCAAACCAGCCAAATATCCATCTAAAGAATTTTTTCTTCTGGTCATCAGTATATTTCGTAGAACCCAAAACACTACGAATATTAGCCGTAGATACAGGATTTCCTTGAATTCTTGAATCATCTAACACTATAATATAGGCGTGTTCTCTAAATGGTTTCAAAATATTTTCATTTCCTTTATATGGTTGAAAATATTGAAGAGAACCATCTGGTTTTAACCATGTTTCTCTACTTTCTGTTTCTCGTGGTTCTGTTTGTTTTTTAATATCAACAGTACTTTTACTTATTACATTAAAACCTGTCGGTTTATAAATCATCGGAGAACGTTCCTTTTTTGCCTTTTTTTTCTTTTTTAATAAAGCTTCCACCACCCTTTGAATTTTTCCTGTTGTTCCAGCAACCATACCATCAACACTTGGACCTATTTTTCCCTTCCTCTTGGAAAACAATGCAACTTCTTTCTCATTAAAAACACAGATAGCTGCTATATGTTCTGCTGAAAAATTATTGAAAATTTCTACTGGCCTCCACTCCATAGCTCTTTCTATATTATCAGATGGTAACATAGAAATCTTAACTACTTGACCTGCCGAAACTCCATGTCTTACCCAAATCTGCTGTTTATCTCCAAAATTCAATGGCGCATCAGGCGTAGGCTCTCTATCTGTAGTAGCTATAAAACTATCAGGCCCTACCAACGATTTTAATCTTTTATAAACTTCCAAGTGAGCTCTAGTAGCTGGTTGAAAATTTCCCGGATAAATACCTATTTTTTTCATATATTTATATTTCTAAATTGTTTCCATGTTGCATGAAGAACTTTGGCTGCTACTTCCTTAGTTTTAAATTTATTTTTTGGTGAGGACCTGATAAGTTCAGCTCGTTTTGGTCCCATTACTATTCTTATTATATATCCATCAGGCTTTGATTCAATTACACCCAACAGTATAGAACCATAATAAACATCTGTAGGTTTACCAAAACCACTCATATCTGACAACCAATCAAAATCATGAAATCTATATTGTTCATTCATTTTACCTGTCAATTCAGGGTCATTTAATGGGTCACGAACTAAAAATGTCGGGTCATCAATAACAATACCATGACTATATCCTAATGTGAAATCTTCACTAATTAAATTATCAATTCCCCTTTCTGTAAAATTTACCCAATCTTCCATTATTGAATGTAAAAAAACATCTCCCAAATTTTTAGCATTTCTTATTTTAAAACCTATTTTATTTTTTGATACAGTACTTATATACCACGTATTATTTGTATTAACATAATAAATATAATTACGTTCATTTCCTTTTGACGAAAATATACTCCATCCTAAATCTGAAGGTTTAGACATTTTAAGTTTTCCAATTTTAACATAATCAGTAGGGTTTTCTATATTTCTTTTTTGCAATGATGCAATTATAATATGCATTACATTGATAACTGTATCAGGAGTTCCTTTAGGAGTATCCCACCTAGATGTAGTTATTATTTCTTTAATAAGACGTTTTAGAATTGATTTTTTCATCATTACTTAATTACTTCAAATTCATCTCTTGTTAAAGACACATAACCGTATTTACCAAGATTTACGATATATCTTAATTGATGAGATGTTAATGGTTGAGGTACATTTTTTTTACCCGTTGGACCAACAATTCTAAAATTCTTTGGACTTATAGCACCAACATTAAATCCTACAACAAGTTCTTTCACAAATCCTTCAGTACCAGCAGGAATTTTTATTCTGATTACTTTATCTGAATAATACTTTCTTTTAATCATAGTAGAGGGGACTTTAATACGAGTTCCCATTTTTGGAGAACTTGGGTCAATATTAAGAGGTACATGCTTTAATAATCCTCTCTGAGCTGAACGAACTCCTCTTACTCCTCCGATACCCTTTATTTTTTCATACTTCCCATATCGTCCTTCATTAAAATATTCTCTTATAATCTCTTTTATAAGTCCTTTTAATTGTGATGTTCTCATAAACATAAATATTGATAAATTCTTTATAACAAACAAAAAACCCCAGCCTCATGACTGGGGTTTAAAATTAAATGAAAGTAATTTGTTTTAATTCGGTAAGTATAATTAATACTGTAAAATAGCGTAATCGTAACTAACTGTAATAGTAATTGATAATGGGTCACCCGTATTAGTCCAATCAACTGCTTGAAAATTGCCATCAGAAACCCAAGCACCAACCATCGTCCATTCTTCCACCTTGTCACCTACAGGACCAAGGACGTTTACGGTAATATTTTTCTTATAGAAATCTTGATAACCATCACGACCTGTTACAGATTCGTGAGACAAACGAATCCATTCCATAACTGCTTGTGCACCAGAAGGAACGATTGCATCATACAATTCCATCGTAACTTCCTGCCAAATAGATTTACCCTTGTAATATCTCTGAAGGTTGATGTGGTCTAATGCTTTGCGTTCTTGTACGATGTGTGGTCTATCTGTCTTTCTTAGTAAAAAAGATGGAATACCATCAATATACAAAATAAAACGATTCTGAGTTTTTGGTTCATAAGCTGTCCAAAAAATCTCATTTGAATTTAGTAAGTCTGCCATAAAAAATCATCCTTATGTTGTGATGTTGAATATAAATAGTATCAAATTATGATTTTTCACACTTTTTTAACAGAAAAGAATCAAACGAAAAAGAATCAATCCATTCATCTATAGTATGAGCATCAAAAAAATACTTGTCGGGGTCAATTGTTTCCTTTGGATTAATCACATTGTATTTATTACGAAGATGAGCTATAACTTCTGCTCTTTGGTCCCTTGTCGGTTCTAATCTATAAGTTGACCAATATATTGTGTTAGTATTTGATTTATATCTCCATTTGATATCACCCCGTTCATCATCTATATCAGGGTGAGATACAGACCCAACCTCATAACTTATATCACTTTTCACACTTAAATCCCCAAAAGCTACACCAACAACAATAAATGGTTTATCTATTTTTTGTTCGTTTAAATTGTTTGATGGTGTTTTCTTGTTGGGGATAATATTGCCCATTTCAGGTAAACTTGTTTTTCTATCATATATAGTATTGATGGTATCCTTCATTTTTTTAAGGTCGCCACTATGTCGTAGAGCTTTAAATACAATATTTTCAACACTGAATTCTCCACTTTTTGCTAATCCAGCATTACGATAATTTCTTATAGATTTCATCAACGATTTTAATTGTTCAATATTTTCAGTTTGAATTAGAGTTTCAATTTTCTTATTTATAAGTTGAAATTTCTTACGAATTTTATCAGAATCCAATTTGATATTTTGTGGATTTGGCTCTAACAACCATTTACCATCATATAATGAATAAATTGAAGCTCCCGGTCTTGCTTGTTGTGGAGAACTGTTTGGTTCTCTTATGTCCTTAATATACATTTCAACAGGATGACCTTTTACTTCAATATCATGTTCGGTATTCCACTTGAATGCTAATCCATCCATGAATTTCCGAGCATATTCTTCGTTGATTTTTTCTTCAGCAATATCTATGACAACGTGCACATCTATATCACTTACGGGGGTCCAATTATAATTAGCTGATGAACCTAATAACAATATGTTATGAATTTCACCTTTTAAATCTGTGGAGTTATAAAAATCTTCGGCAACTTTCAACAGTGATTCTCTAACTTCAGGTTTAAGCTTTTTGCCTTTCCATAAGTTCGGGTCCAATATTTTATTGTAAACACGAAATTTCACTTAATCTTGTTTATGTGATTTATAACCTTTACCTTTCATCCACCATGCTAATTTATATGGATTAGTAATCTTTTTCTTCTTTTTGGCTTCTTCCACATCCACGGTTTCTTCTTTTTTCTTTTTTGGAGCCCACCTTTTAGCCCCACCAACAGAATGTTTCTTCATAGCTTTTACTGTTCCTTCCCACCCCGGAGGAGCTACTTCGTGAACATTGACTGGTGAAATTTCCTTCCCTTTTTCATGAGCCGAAACAAGACCATCAATTTCGGTTACTATTTTCTGAATTACTCCACCAATTTCACTAGCAGCATCTTTAAGATTTTCTTTTATCCAATGAGCATATGATTGTATTCTCTTCATAGACAGTATTTCTTGTTCTTCTTGATATTTTTCATCAGGAGCATCTTCAAATTCTACTTCTTGAATAGCTTCACGAATTATATCTCTTAAGAATTCTTTTTTATTATTCATATATTTACTTTCTGTTATATCTTTGTTGTCATTTTTATCTTCTTCCCATGCAATCCACATTTCATCAATCAATTCTTTAATTATTTCCCTAATTTGTTCTTTAGATACAACTGGTAATTTCGGAGCTGAATATGTGGATGGTTTATTTTGTTTCCAAAATCTAAATAAAATGTTTGCTTGTTTTGCAATACCACTGATAATTAAATCGAGTTGGTCAGCATTGGTGATTTCTTGCTTTTGTTTTCTATGATTCTCAACTTCATATCCAATACCCTCACGTTTAACAATATAAATTAAAGGTCCTTTTATACCTTCTTTACCATGAAAAAGAATAGATTGGCCGGGTTTCATATTACCAATCATATTCCTGAGTTCTCCTTCGTCAGTGGAAGTTCTACCTATTTCGTCACCCATTGCATTTATTCCAATCTTTCGAGGAATTTCATAGATAATTTCTGACACTTTTGATTTTTCCGTATTACCATGTTTCTTTAAATCGTGAGCGCTTTGAAATTTAATTCGCCAGTGTTCTCCGGGAATGGATTTTGGGTCTTTAGCTCTGTCTTTCGCATAGACATAACCAAATCCCTCCCCCATTTCTTCAGATATAACTTCATCAATTATTTCTTTAATTTTGGATATTTTCATAAATTATGCTAGCTAATGATGGGTTTAATATACGGGTCTTTGCTGCCGCTCTTTTTCAGCTTTTGCTATCTCTTTATTTGTCATTGTAGGGTCTACCAGACCAAGTTTTCTTGCCATAGAATAATTCCATGACCTCATAGTGCTCTCCAAAGTATCTTGAAATATCCAAGGATATTTGACTCGTTCCCAAGGTTTTATTCTTTGGATAGGAAGATTACTTTGGTCTGCTAAGCAAAACCCCCATTTAACTAAATCAGGACCAGTATAAACATCTCCTGTAAAATTATCATCTAACCATTTTCTTATATCTATGTAAAACGGTTTTCTTCCAAAATCTGCAAGATATTTTTTACGTCGCTGTTTAGATGTCAATCCCGATACATATGGCTGTATTTTCTTTAACTCACCACGCTTTGGTTCAAGCATTGTCAAAGGCAATTTTAATTGGTCTGGGTCTTCCTCACCACCACGTTCTCTACTTTTTTGGAATATAGCTTGCCATATTTGTTTAATAATCTTTTTTGCTATTTCGGGAGATGGTTGAACAATTTTAGTTCCAACTTGTCTAGATTGACTGGGCTGCCTAGACTGTTTTTCTTTTTCTACATTAACAAAGTAGTTTCTCCACCTTTTCTCTAGTGGTTCTCTTTGCTGTTCTAATTTCATGCTCATAATAAATATTGTTTTAATTGAGAAATAGTATCAGAAGCGGTTTTATGAAGAATGCCAATACCATCTTTCTTAATCCATTCCTGTATCACTATTAATGTATCATCTATAATTATGTCGCCCGATTTGGAATAGTGGCGTTTTTTATGCTTATTATCAACCAAAATTATATCATCCAATTGTAATGATGGAATATTGTGGCGAATCCACATCAATTTTCCTTGTGTAGTTTGTTTATCTATTTTATCTGATTTTCCTAATGCACTTAGAATTTTTGCTTTAAGAAAATTATTTGTGATGAAGTTCCATAACTCTTTACCACCAGCCATCCATTCCAACTCTGAAAAGAATCTAGCTTTTCCATAAGCATCTATTCTGGCCCACATTTCTGGGTCTGAAACATTTTCTGGGCGAATATTCGTGAGCTTGTAAAAACCACCCCCAAAGTCAGATAATACTCCATCCATATCACAATATACAGTTCTTCTATAATTCGTATCTTCCATATTAATATAAATATAAATTAAAATAACTTGACAAGTCATTATATTAAGCACATACTTGTACTGCTTTTATTAAAGTACAATTTAAAAATGTACTATAAATAACTATAATAGTGTACAAGAGATCCAAAAATTAGGCAATAATAATACTTTGAAAAGGATGTTTTGAAATAAATTTATAAGGAGACTTAATAAGTAAATTCAGACAATACAGTATAATTTTTTTCCAATGCTTTTAGGGAAATTTCTACTTCTTTTAAACACTCATTGATACTTCCACCGGTAAGAACAATTCCATTATAATGTTTCAGAAAATCCATTAAATCAGGAATATTAATCATATCATCTGCTCCATTCAATAAAGCGATTAATTCTTCTTTCGTCCACGGATGATGTTGTCCTTTTGCATATTCCTTCCACAATTCTTTTGTCATATCACGACTATCATTAATGTTATTTCTAACCATGAATTTAACAAAATCAACAATATCATCTTCATCAATATAGTTATCCATGCAGTATCTAAAAAAAGCATATCCTTTATCATAAAATGTAGAACCATCTAAAACATCATCATTTAATCCGTTTTCAAATAACCACATTTTGTAATCCGTCTCACCAATCATTCCTAACGTTTCTTTTCCATTATAAAGAAAAACTATATTATTTACATTATCATAATTTTTATTTAAAAAATCAATCCATTTTTCAAGAGAAAAAGAAAATGATGATTTATATTCTGGTTGAATATCAACATTTATAAGCGTTTGACCTGATACATTTGTGACTTCTTTTACAAATTTTCTCATACATCCCAAGGCCCCCAATGCTCTGTTCTAAGAGTAATTTTAAGAACTTCCTCCTGAGTATATTTTTTATATGGTTTAGCATGAAATAAAGACTCATATGCTTGTTTTGGCCAAGTTATATCCATTATGGGGTCAAAAATTTTATCACCAATTTCCACCCATGCATGCTCTATTTCTGGTAATCCTTTCACAAACGGATTTACTAATTTACCATGAACAAGAATGGAATCGGGGTGAGTAGAAACATATCTACCGGTAAGCTCATAACATTTCCCTTTACGTGAATGTTTTTCTTCTGATTCCTTGATTTTACCTAATTTTTTATAATATACTCTACGCTTCATTAAATTCTTCACAAATTGGTTCCAACCATTCAATCTTTCAGAATCACTACCCCTAAAACTAACATAAGGAACTGACCTAAGATGAATCGGATCATAATTTACCCCCTTTATACCAAGTGTAGCTTTGTATATTCTCGTTATTTGATTAGGAGTTAAACCATGTCTAAACATTACATAACCACTACGAGAACCAGCCTTCAAATTGGGATGGTCATATGAAATTCCAGAACAAGAAAAAACTGTGTGAAATCCAAGTTTATTTAATATTTGAATATGTTTTATAATTGAAGGGTCCACAAAAATACCCGGCAAAGCTTCTACTTCATTAGGTTTATGTTGTTCAATTTCAGTCAGTTCTTTTGATGTAGCAGCAGTAGTAGTTGAACTAGGATTCCATATATCAGACTTCCATAAATCAGATTTCCACAAATCTGTGTTCCATATATGAGATTTCCATATATCAGAGTTCCATAAATTTGATTGCCATAAATCAGAGTTCCATAATTGAGAATTCCATGACCTATCTGCAGCTACTTCAGTTAAAATGTTTTTTAGTTTAATCATATATTTTCAACTTTTACAACATTTTTCCAAGGTATGGGTTTAAAAACTCTAAATTCATATGCTATTTCAGATGAATGTATGTCTAACCCCGTAGGGTCTATAGTTAAAAGAACCATTGGCTCATTTTTATTAAATTTACCTAACAACCAACTCGTAAATGCAGTTTCTATTGATGTCCTATTATCAAATAAACAAACTACTTTATCACAAAAAGGAGCAGGATTATCTGGTTTGGGAACTATACCATGTATTTTCATATTTGGAATATTTTTCCTTGGTGTAATATGATAAAAATACTTTTTAGGTATCATGTCTTTTAACTTAATCATACCACTATTGCCACAATTCTTTTATTAATTCTTTAAGCTTAATTGTAATATATTCTTTTGCTAAACTTTCTTTGATAATGATTTTTTCTATTATTCCTTTTAACTTAGAACTTACTTTAATAAATAATTCTTTAACTATAGGATGCAAAAGTTCAGGCCATTCACCATATTCTACCCATTTATAATTCAATATTGAACCGCCTTCTTCTATAGTTGGTGTAAATTCTTTTTCTACCACTAATAAAAAAATATAATATCTAAAATTTGTAGTAGTACTAAAAAATGTATATAATGGTATTGAATCGGTAAAATGTCCAGTATAACTCGTTTGTCTTTTTGTCCATTTAACCGCACTCATTTCTGGACTTTCCTCTAAATCTACTTTTCCACCCCATAGATTCCATTTTTGTTCTTTAATATGTCCAAGGGCAGAAGTGGAACGAAAAGCAAGCAATAATCGACCTGTATCTTTAGCCATTACCAGAGCTGATGCAGCTCTCACGTTCATTCTAATAATTTGGCCTCTAACATCTAAACCTCCCACCCCTTTTGGAATATTAGAACTAGGTAAATTTGTTTCAGGATTCATATTAATAATAAATAGACATTTACTTAGTAAAAAAGCCCCAAACCTTACGGATTGAGGCTTTCTGTATATTAATCAGTGTATGTTAGTTTTAAGCGTTAGGAAAACTTGCACCTGTCGGCAAAATATTGAAATCAAGAACAATAAATTCTGCCGTCTTGGTTGGTTGTAGATAAATTTGCCCATAAAGGATATTTCGATCAATAATATCAGGTGTATTATTAGCGTCATCCATTTTCACAAAGAAAGCATATAGACCTGACCTTTGTTGAACTGATTCCAAATATGGATTAACAATACTCAAAAATTTGTTGCGTGTAGAAGCTACATTTTGTTCAAATACCAAATATTTAGCTGTTGAAGCAAAGAATTTCTTGATATTAATTAATAACCTGCGAACATTAATTCTATTCAATGCTGTATTCGCGTTTTGCAAAGTCTTTTGACCCCATACAACAATACCTGAACCCGGAAATGATGCAATCGGATTGACTTTACCTTCATATAGGGTATCACGTTCTTCGTGTGTAGTTCTATCCGTTACTTGTGTAGCGATTGAAATACCACCACGATTTAATCCAGCAGGTGCAAACCATTCTGCGGCTACTTTGTCGCTGGCTGCATAAACTGATGGTAATATAACAGATGGTGGAACGGTGACTATAAGATTATTATACGTGTCAAGGATTTTAATCCAAGGATAATAAGTAGCAGCATAGTTTGTATCAAATTCGGAAGCATAAGATACAACCTGAGTAATTTGACCTGTTGATGGATTACCACTGTCAACATACGTGTCCATAATATAGAAGCAATCACCACGAGCTTCACACATATCAACAACCAAATTAGTGACGTATGGGTGTTCTTCATATACTATACCCGGTGTCACAATAAGATTAATATCATATTGGTCAGCATTACCAAGAGCTGCAATTGCTTGAGCATAGCCAATTGAACCAGCAGAATTTACATTCGTGCAGTCCAACCCTTGAGTATTTCCTGCGATAATATCTCCACCTACGTTAATTGGAATTGATGGGCTTTGACCATCAAATCCACCTTGGAACCCAAATACAAAGTTTCTCATTTTAATATAAGTTGGTTCATTTACAGGGTCATAAACTGTAGGAACAATATTACTTCCACTAAGGAAAAAACCTGTACTAACTCCATACAACTCATAATCAAGGTCTAAAGCAAATATAGTATTTCTTCCAATACTACTATAACTTCCACCGCTTGAGGCAAATGATGGAATCGGAGCAAAATATTGTAAATTATCATCAGCAGCGCCGACGCCTGACGAAAGCTGTGGATATAGATTGAATAATTCAGCATCCGCACCTGTAGGAGCATCATTGAAAGTAATTCCTGATGGATATTTGCCCGGACTTAATCCATAAACAGAAGCTTTTGTATATTTCATTCTAGGAGTCCAGAAACCCATTTCTCCATTTGTTGGTGTAATATATGCTTCAAATCCATAAGGAATAGCACTTACTGGATAATTGTTAGTTGACATTTCTACCCTAATATTATTACTATTATTTGAGTAAGTTCCAAATTCTATTACTTTACCGTTAAAATTGATATAACTATACATGTCACCAATTACACGAGCAATAAAGTTAGCATCATCAGGATTAAGATTCAAATTGTTGTATTGTTCAACAATAATAGGACGCTTATCAGTATCACTATATTTGCGAAGTGTAAGAGTGAATGAACCCCAATTACTACCAGCAACGGTGCCTGCTAACTTAATATTACTTATTTGAACTTTGAATTGAGTATTGGTATAAGTTCCATCAGCTATAGTATGAATTCTAAACAATTCATAACGATGTGGAGCAGAGCCACTCTGATAAGGAGCAATAGCTTGAGAAAGAACCCAAGGAGTGATTGCTTCTTGAATTGAAAATACACTATCACCTTCATTCAAATTACGAGAATATTGGTCTGTAAAATTAAGTGATTGACCCGTTTGTGAACCTGATGGAAGAGCCGAACCATATATAGCCCAATAACTACTTGAAGCTACCACATCGGCAATAACATCCTCATAAATTGAATACAAATAAGCCGCTTCAATTTTCTGACCAGCAACTTGCTTGACCGGATTACCAGCAGTTGGGTCATTACCAAAAACGTTAATAATATAACTTGGGTCTTCGCTATTCAATGAAAATTGGTACACTCCGTAAGGCGTTGTACTGTTACTATTCATGAGAGTAAGATTGAAATCCAATGGTATAGTTGTTGAAGGATTACTTGGAGTAATTGGGTTAGTCGAACTTAATGAGGAACCCAAGAATCCCGGCGCTACAAGATTTTGAATACCACCTGCTTGCGTATCTGCTAATACAGCAAGTAATCTCATATCAGCATTTGATTGACTTGTCCATGCACCGTTTGGTAGGATACATGGATTAAACGATGCTGAACCAGCAGAAGTAAAACCAACATATTGACCAAAAGCACCAGTAATCACACCACTAAGTAAAATTAATGGGAATCCACAAGTACCCAAATTAACACTCAATGAAGCACTAATCAAAGCTAAACTTTGAAATTGATAACTTGCATTTGGAAAACTGATTGGAACAGGACCAACGATTGATGCTGAAAATGTTCCAGCAGCAATTGACGATGAAAATTGTGATTGTGAAACACTAGCCGTAGCATTAATTAAAGTGGCCGTTCCCAAAGTAATAGTTTGTCCATAATATAGCAAACTACCACTATTTGCAGTTGGGCTAAGAGTAATATCATCTGCAGCACCACCAACAAAAGTGATGGTAACACTAGCAGTATTAATTGTCATGGATTTACTTGTAGGTGATGCCCAACTAATACTTTCACTGTATTGATTTGATGCACTACCATAAAAATAAACATAAGAACTACCACTATTTAATGCACCAAATGAACTACTTCTTGTATATTGACCTTTGACAGCCCATATAGCAAATGGATAATTTTGCTGATATCCTGTCAATCCACCAACTCTACAAATGGTTACAATTCCTTGCTCTTGTAAATATTGAGCAGCAGTATATGGACCATAATAAATTCCATCAGGGTTTCCAAATTCATTAGCTAACGTATTTGCATCCGTTAAAATTACAGGCGAATAGGCTGGACCTTTTGCAAACGGGGCTACAATGGCACCACCAATATTAGCAACTCCTGCTGCTACACCTGACACGTCATTTTCTCTTGTGAAAACTCCGGGTGACACAATATTTCGGTCCGGACTAAATGTTCCACCTTCTGTAATTGGCATATCTATTTCCTCTTATTTTTTATAGGTTATAGTCATCTTAAATGACCTAAATATAAATATTGTCAATTTTTTGAAACGTATATTATTTGTGTTTTTGAAAACACAAGTCTTTTTAAGGTTTTGGTGTAGGTTCTTTTTCAGTGGTGAATGTGCCTGCCCTCAAATCTAATGAACCTTCACCATATTTATTTAACAATTTTTCTATCAATTCGTTTTCCATTTTTTGTAAACTATTCCATTCATCCTTCAACTTTATTTCTTGCTCACTGATAGATTTAGTTCTATTTTCTGTATCCCATTTTTGCAAACACCATTGTCCTAATTGAAAAACTTTTTGATGAAATTTTTCTTGTAACATTTTTACTTCTGCAAGTTCATTATCACTCATTTTTATTTTTTCATTCATAACTTTTTTACTGTTAAAGATTTTTATTCTCAATACAATACATATATGACATATGCAATATGTATTTATTTTTAATATATGTAATTACTAGCACCAACAGCATATACAATAAATGGCGAAGCTGGTGCTGAATTAGTTCTATCCCAAAAGAACATAGCGCTGTCCAAAGCTCCATAAGATTCTGTGATGGTAGTAGTCCAATAAAGCGGTGAAGTTGACCGTGAAAATTGTTTCCCCATTTTGCCTGTTTCCAACCAATTTCTTAAATCACTATAAGTATAATCAATATCACCACATCCTTGATAAGCATATAAAGCCCAAACCGAACTTCCTGATTTATTAAACTGTATCCCAAGAAATCCTCTACGATAAGGAAATGACAAAAACGCAGGTATACCTGATAAGGAAGTTCCCCAACCCATACCAATGTTGTTACTTGCAGCTATATAACTACCCGTGGAATAATTGTGTCCACCACCGGGTGCGTCGGTATAATATGCATCAGGTGCATTAACATATGCAAAATCGGGTGCAGCATTTGACATATATGTATAGAAAGAATTTTGAAGTTGTCCTGTTGTCGAGTCTCCTTTTATTGAACCCGTTTGTACTCCACAGTATAAAGCTCCAGCTATATTACCTGTCCCATTCGGTGTTAAAGAACATAACATACCAACTCTAACAACATTGTAATTATTTCCATTATACATTTTACCCATGTAAAAATTGGATGCCGTCATCCGTAAATAATTTGCAGATTGTGAAAAACGAATTGGAAATATAGAACCAATATAAAATGACCCACTAATTGTAGGAGGACTTGCCCATAATGTTGCACTGGATGTTGTATTTGCATAATATCCAACAGGAAATGTTGAAAAATCTTCCCAACCAACCAATTGAGCATCAAAATAGTCCAATTCTCCTGATAAGATATATTCTCCACTTTGACCCGTAGAAATATTAACAAGAGAACCTTGCCCGGCGGATGAATATATATTATTTATACTTCTAATATTTACTCCCAATGAACCTGTAAAAAATACTCTTCCTGACCCGCTTTGATAAATACTACAATAAAATGAAGAAGATAATCCTGATGGTATTGTTAATATGGAAAAAACTGGTGAATTAACTACAATTTCATAACTCATATCATTATTTTGTAATGTGTATGACCCGGTTTGATAATTGAATACAGGTGGTAAAGCAGGCGCCCAAGATGCACTCAACGATTGACTAGCCCAAGATGAAGATAATGATGAACTAATAAATGAAATATTTACAATAGAAGATGAAAGAGAATAAGAAGCAGTTATAGCATAACTTGAACTAATTGATGAAGATGCCCATGATGCACTCACAGACGAACCACCTCCATTTGAAGCCCAAGAAGCACTTAAAGCATAACTTGAACTAATTGCTTGCAAAGCAACTGATGCGGTCAAAACAAGAGATGAAGATGCCCACGAAGCACTTAAAGAGGAATTAGCGTAAGATGAATAGGATGCACTTACTGTATAACTTGATGTTCCAAATAATGAAGCGGTTATGACAGAACAGGAAATATTACCTGAAACATCAAGAGAATTTGTTGTATTTATTAATCCTATACCAACTTTACCTTGAACTATTAAACCATTGTTAGGTATGGTAAAACTACCCGTTGTGTAATCTATACCAATTACAACCCCTTTATTTGGTTTAAATCCGGGTTGCCATGGGATTATTCCATTTACACAACCAACAGACATAACTCCTACTTGTTGTGTTGAAAAAAGAGTATTACCTCCGGGGCCCACATTAAACATATATAAACCCGTAGCATTGCCATTATCAAAAAATCTCATTGTACCACACGGCATTTGATTAGTATATGGCCATTGAGAATCTATATTTGTTCCGAAAGTGTAGAAATTTATTGAATGAGTGGTAAGACTACCATAAATACTGGTCTCAATAAAATCTAAATTTTGTCCATTACCAAAAATATTTACCGTACTGCTGTTTAAATCTGTCTTTCCGATACTGGATGAAATTATAACATCACTACCACTGATAGTGCTTGTAAGTAAATTAGTTATTACTCCATGACTTCCACTTACATAGCTTGAGCTATAAGCAAAAGTTGGTATAAAAATTGAATAAAACGATGCAGACTTGTCAGCATTAAGAGAACCTGTTGAGTCAATATATAAAATTAAACTGGAACCAGAAATATGTGTTTCACCATAATACGTGTTAGCAGCATTACGTTGTAAAATAACAACATCATTTGGTTGTGGATTTGTATTACTTATAGGCATCGGTTTACCTTATAAATATGTGAAAATTTAAATTAGATTACGGAGACTGACGGATTTAATTTATTAAGCAAGTGAACAACTTCGCCATTTAGTTCCATCATAACCAAATAATAACATTGTTGAAGATGAAATCTGAAAATAAGCGCTACCTGTTTGTGCCAACGGCATCAAGGAAACAAGTGAACTGGAATAAAGTATTTTATTTGTAGTAATAGCCTGACTTGCTGTTCCATAAAAATTAGATGAAGTGATATTACTATTTAATACCATATCTCCACTTGAAGATTCAAAATAAAGATTAGTAACGGTAATATTAGGACCTACCACTAACGGGTCTTGATAACTAGCTGAATGTTCTAATCCTTTACCATATTCTAAAGAAGGAACAGAAGAAATCAAATACCAATTTCCATTAAAATACTGATTATAATCATCTTCCCAAATTTGGATTTTATAACCATCAACATTTGGAATTGCTGACCAAGACATTTGCAAATAGTATTGATCACTAGGTCCTGCTTCATTATATCCTGCTACATTTGATTGTGGTGAATAGTATGTTTTACCATACATGGTTTTATAACCATATGCATAAAAAGCAAATGAATTACCATTAATATCATTAAAATCACCACTGCCAGTTATTCTTGTTATACCTAAATCAGTTATATTAGCAGAATTTATAGGACCGTTTATTGTTAAGTAATTACTGTCTATTGACAAACTACCCGTCATAAATAAGTTACCATTTGATATTAATAAACTACCACTTCCATCGGTAACTATCCTTCCAATATCTGATGAAAATTTACCAACTTGAAAAGTATCACTTCCCATATGGCCAACAAAATGCAAATAATCAGGTTTTGATGTAAATCCTGTTGTTGATAAAGTATCAGAACCATAATCATAATTTACACCAATAAAACCTATATTACTAGGAGAAAAAGGTTCATACCATTCAGTTGCATTTACAGTTGAACCGCCGGTTAAAGTATTTGGGGACATATTCGTAAACCAAGCATTACAAGATTCTATTCTTCCATCTTTAATAACACAATGACCACCACCAAAACCAATCAATGATGCAATACAGAGATTACATTTGTAAAAAATTGGATTCCATATTGACAAATTACCTAAACCGCCAAGATGTAAAATACATGCTCCCAAAGATGAAGCAGCAGAAATTTCAGGCCAATTGGTGTTAGTTGGTCGGCAAGGTGAAGTTGGCCAACTGTTACCACTCATTCCAATAAAATTAAAATTGCAATTCATCATTGAAACGTGGTCTTGCCAAATACTTATTCCATTACAAAGATACCAGAACATGCAATTTTCTAACACAACTAAATCTGTGTATTGTGGAGCTAAATTCAAACCACTTAAACCGGTTGGTGAAGCAGAGGGGCCTGTTGTACCAGTGACAAGACCCCATCCATTATTATTCAATGCTGATGGCCAATATGTAAAACCAATATTTTTTAGATAACCTCTTGATCCTGCAGCCCACATTATTAAGTAATTTGTGGTATCATAATAAGCTGCTACAGTAAAATCTTGTAAAAACAAAGACACATCATTTGTTATAAGAGAACAATAATCTCCCTGTCTAGAGTTATTGGAATAAAAACTTAAATAACTTTGACTAGGTGAATTAAGCGAACATGAAAAAACAATAGCAGTATTAGTTAAACCATTACCAATAACTTTCATTTCCATGATTTCTTGAGAAACAACCTGAATAGAACTTGAACAATAATAAACTCCCGGTGCAAGTTGAACAGTTCCGCCATAAGAACCTGTTCTTGAATTGTTTTGTGGAAAATAATTAAAAGCTTCCTGTAATCCGCAAGTTAAGGTTCCTATTGTATCCGGTCCAAAATCTTTACCGTCATTTATAATGGTTGAAAGATGATTTTTGATGCCTTTTGGAGAAACGGTCACAACAGGTAAATTTGGTGTAAAAGTAGTAGTTGAGGAGCTTAACGATTGTGATGCAAATGAAGAAGAAACAATATTGGTACTTTGTGTTACAAAATTCGTAATGGAATAACTTGCAGTATTTGCCCAACTTGAGCTTAAAGAATAACTTCCACTCAATGAATAAGATGAACTTAGTGCATAGCTCGAAGATATACTTGAACTTGCCCATGAAGATGAATTACTTACAGTAGGCATAGGTGCCCATGATGAGCTGATAGAATAACTAGCTGAAATTGACGAACTTGCCCAACTAGCGGATACTGCATTTGGATTGTCAGGTGCCCAAGATGCACTTGTAGAATAACTAGCAGAAATAGAAAAATTTGCCCAAGACGCACTTACTGATGATGAAGCCCACGAAGCAGAAATAGGAAGGGGTGCCCAACTTGAACTTATAGCATAACTTGAACTAATTGATGAAGATGCCCATGATGCACTTACAGATATACCACCACCCGGTGCCCATGAAGCACTAACAGCATACGAAGATGATAAGGAGTATGATGAACTAATAACTTGAGACGGGATAAAACTCTGAGTCGGAATAGCTATTAAATGTGATGTAGAATCAAATAATACCACCGAATTTGGCGAAGATGTTAAAACTTCCTCCTGAAAAGATGAACTATCTGAATTCATCTGTGTAATTAAAACATCATTAGGATGATAAATTGTAGGCATATTGTGATTTTCTAAATATTATTAAAATAAATCTAAGGGCATTCTCTTCCAAATTCCATTTGTGTAAACATAAAGATAATTCTTGTCACGAGCAATGTTTCCTTCTACTCCCGGACTATTTTGGAAAGGAGGTGGTGTTTGCCAATAAATTTCATTCGCTTCCGATGGTGTTGTTCCACCCGAAACATTTACAACTGCCTTAAGATGGCTTAATAACTCAATAGATATATCGCCACTCCACTCCATAGGTGGTTTATTTATAACAACATCTGCAGGCAAGTTTGGATAATTTTGATTTCTCCATTTTTCTTTATTTTTATTCATAGAATGTATTTTAAATCCTGTATCAACAACTTCTGCTGTTATGATTACTTTCTTTGGAGTAAACCATTTTTGTGTTGTATCTCTTTCACCTTGAAATCTATCAATAATATCAGGCAATAAATATCCATTTACCAATAAATCAAATTCTGTCTTTATCATTCTATCTTGGTCAACTTGAAGTTCCAATGCATGAGAAAAAGAATCTATTCTTGTTCTGAATCTCAATCCTCTTAAATCTCCCCAATAATCTTCGGTTTCAAAATTAAGTCGCTCCACAATGGTATTCATTTGTTCAACATATTCCGTCCAAATAATAAAATGATAAGTAAACACCATATGGTCAGGCATTATAATATCATAAACTTCGTGAACAGGGACATTTTGACCAGCAAGGGCTGCAAATCGAGTATAACGATTTTTTTCAGAATATATTCTCATTACCGGATAATTTAAATAACGATTAAACATCATCATTGCATCATCTTTCGCAGAGGTAACTCTTTGAAATACTAAAGCAGGCAAGATTATTTTTCCATTATAATCACGAATTATACCATCATATTGTATTGATTTCCATTTTTCTGGAGTTGCATAATAAACAGGAACTTTAATTTGTCTTCCTGTACCTGCAACGGTAAGTTGGAATTTATCAAGTTGTCTCATTATAGCATTGTCAATATCAATCAGTTTAACTGTATTATCTTTCTGTTTATCGGTGTCACGACGAACTTGTTTAGCGCGATTAACATCGTGAAGTTTTTCACTCAATACATCTGAGTCTTGGGCAATTTTCTGGCTTATATCAGATTTTACATTTCCAATATTCGGAACAGGATTTGATTTATCACCTTGCCATGCCATATTATTTACTTATATTTGGATTGTTATACATTAAAACTCCGAGTTGCCCTTTTACTGGAATAAACCCATTTTTCTTATAAAATCTAGTTTGTTGTCTTGTTTTACTTTCATATCCACCCGGTGCAACAATTATTTTAGCATTAGGTTCATGCTTTAACACTTCCTGAACAGCTCTTGTCAATAGAATTGAACCAATTCCTTGTCTTCTTGAAGATTCATCACTAACCAATACTCTTGATACCCACCATTCATTATTATCTATTCTATCTATACTAGCTGTAGCACCTTTCATAAGACTAATACGATATGATATAGAAACATTAGTTGGGGTTGAAACCACAATAAGATCATTTTCATCAATTGCTTCATAAAGTAGTTGTTTCAATTTAATCATTATTACACCCAGTTATCTATTATTTGAAATAAATGTTGAATATCTTTTATTATTCCTATACTTGGTCCAAAAGAAGGATGGTCAGCCATAGCCCACCACTTATTAGTATCTGTATCATAAGCTAAAGTGACTTTTGGATTGTTTGGATTAGTAATAATCCATTCAGAACCACCTTTTGGGTTGTCTAACCTAATATACTTTTCAATGTGAGATTTATGTCTGGAAAAGGATACTTTTACAAGTTTATGTAATACATCTACTACTGGCACAGGCGCATTTTCTGGAATTTTCCATACAAGTCGGTCTATTATCTCTTTTACTAATTGTTTTAACTTAATCATTTTGTTTATACCTGTCTTTTAACCAATGACAACTTACTGAGGCGAGAATAATGAGTATTGACAATTATACTAAAACTTTTATCTGGTACACCACCAAGAAACTGTTCCTGAACTACATTATCAATTTCATGATAACGGTTATTAAATTCAATTATATCACCAATTTCTGGATATAAATTGACAATCTTAAGATTATCTTCTCTAAATTTAAATACGACATCTTGATTTCTATCTGGACCAAATTGGTCATAGGTTGTATCAATATCTGCACGGTCAATAAAACAAGTACATTCAACACCCGGATAAAACATTTTACCAGATTGGGGGTCCGATTCACCGTATATATTGGTTGTAGTTTGGTCGGCACATACTTTATAAATAAAGACTTCAGTTTGAATTATATCCCCGAGCAACTGTGCGTTGACCGAATTGATAAATTTCAAGTCTCTAGCTGAAAAAAATCTTCCTAATAATCCCATAATTATCCTTCATGCATTTGCATAAGTTCTAATGCTAATTTTTGTATTTCTCGTACAATATGAGCATCACTTTCATATTGAAGAAATTTGGTTAGTTTAAATATTTCTTTACCAATTTGAACTTCTCTTTTTTCTGCTGGATTAGACATATCAGTTTCACCGTGTCCGTCTTCCGACAGCTTGAATTGATTGCCGTTTACATTCTCAAATAGTCTTGTTTTCATATTATTTACTCATTAATCAGATTTATAACTAAAATCCTAAAGTATTTAAAATCATATCATCAATTTTATTTTCATTTTGATACATGTGGTCTTCTATAGCCTTTTTAAGAATTTCTTGCTGGTCAACAGTTAATTTATCTGGTTCATATTCGGTTTCTTTGCCAGCTTCATTGGATACTCTCAAGCTTGTAGGCCAATAATCCGTTACATTTATAGAAGCTCCTTCTCCGGGGTCTGAACATTCTGGAGGACCGAACATACCTTTTGGCTCATATCCGGGGTCAAAATCATATTCAATACTCACCAATACCGATACTGTATCATTTTCTGTAGAAATGCCGGGTATAATCAACGATTCAAATTCAATGTCATATCCTTCGTAAGTGTCCGAAGAGCTGCTTCTTCTACTATAAACCATTTCCTTCAAGACTTCTCTTACCAATATTTTTAATTGTTCTTTTTTCATATTATCCAATGTAAATGAATAATGGAACTCGTTTTAGAGTTTCTTGCATTTGTTCAGCTTGCAAAGCTTGATTTTCAGTTTGTGATTTTTGACTTGCTGCATCAAGAGACTCTCTTAGTTGTGTTATCAAGTCTGTTTTCTCTTGTTGAGCTTCATTACGCAACTCTGCACCATCCAAAGTAACATCACCACCCGGAATAGGAAGTGTTTGATATTTTTGACGAATACATCCAAGTAGCTCCTTGCAAAGAGCCAGAAAATACTTACGAACCCACTGTCTCCCAACAGAATTAATTGTATTATATGTTATATTATTATAAGGAATGTTAGCATAATCTGCAACATAACTACCTGTATAATTTGGAGCGTTAGCAAATTCTCCCTTTAATCTATCATTGCGAACCATATAATGAAAATATACTTTAAATCCATATGTTGGAATAGGAAACAATCTCAGTTTATTATTTGTTAACTCGAAAGAAAAAGCAGATTTACGAACCATATCATTAAACTGAATAGCCTGACCACGAAGTAAATCTTCAAAAATTGGAGTCATCAAGAACTGAACTGCTGGAGAGTATGCACCAAACCCCAATTCATTTAATACATTAGAATAACTCATTCCCGTCATAGAGAATGGGTCATAAATACGAGCAAAAGCCGGTGGAAAATCATGAAAAACTCTCATAACTTCAATTCTATTACAATCTTCAACTTTATCTCCCCACAATTCTTGTAAATCATAAACCTGCTTCATAGGTTTTGTAACAATAAACCCCTTCTTCCAATCAGCATAACCACCAACACCAACTTCTCTTCCATATTCTTTAGAAAGCTCAATTATGTAAGGTAACGGTGTTCCTGTAACTGCTCTTCCTGTAAGATTACCCAAATCAGTAACTTTTTGTCCTTGAAATACCTGCATATAGTTGCGTATATTCCATTGATTTACCTGAGCAGAATATTCGTTAACAGCTTCTTCAAAAGCCGCATAAAAATTTACATCAAGCATTTCAATATCAACGATGGGATAACCAAGACGGTAAGCTGCCCATACAGCAGCTGATGGTGCATCAACTTGAAATGAAGTATCACTGTCGTAAAAACCAAATGGAGTTCTTCCAACAACCGATGAGCCACTTCCCGGCCATCTTACTCGGTCTTGGTCAACTAATGTTGTTGGATTCGTTAAAGGTTGTAGTACATCGTTCATATCTCTTATAAATATGAATATTTCATCTAAAGTCACACCTATTTATAGATATGATTAAACTAAGGGAAATTATTGAAGAATTTATGATTGAAGCTTTGTCACCAGCAACACAACCACCTGCTATTCATATTCAGCATCAGGAATTTTCTCCCGATTTCATAAAATATATTAAAACCGTTGAAAATTCAATATATGCTGGATTTGATAAGCAAAAAAAATTGTGGTTTCCTTACAAAGATATAGCCGGATGGAACATAGCTTATGGTCATAAATTGGAAGATGACGAAATTATCAATTTCAAAAATGGTATAGACCAAAAAACTGCTGAAAAAATTCTTATTCAAGATTTACAAATAGCAAAACAAAGAATGCGCAATTATATCAAAAAAACATATAATGTAAATATTATGTTATCCAAAAAACAAGAGGAAATGTTGATGGATTTTTCTTTCAGTTTAGGCGGTCTTGAAAAATTTCCAAAATTTACGGATGCAGTATTGAGAAATAATTGGAATACAGCAAAAAAAGAGTATATTAGAAGTTCTGCTGGAAAAAAATTGACTGGTAGAAATGAAGCGTTCTTTAATAGATTTTTATTGTAAAATATGAAAAATAATGGTATAATAAAAAATTATATTTTAATGAGCATAAAACAACTTATTTTAGAAGGTGTAAAAGAAAAAGCTGTAGAAGACTTTATTAAAAAGACCATCCAAGAAACAGAATGGGAAGGTAAAGTATTCATAGCAGGTGGATATGTCCGCGATGAATTTATGGGTAAAGACCCGAAAGATTTGGATTTACTTGTTAATTCTCCAAATGGTGGAATTGAATTTGCTAAATGGATTACTAAAAAAGTTGGAGCTTATAAAGGTGGAGAAACTGAAGAAGACCCAAGTTCAAACCCTGTAATTTTTCCAAGATTTGGAACAGCTAAATTTAATCTTCGTGGTGTTGTTCATGATGGTATAGATTTGAGTGATATAGATATCGAAGCTGTAATGCCAAGAAAAGAAAAATATATTCCGGGTTCAAGAAAACCAATAGTTACCGGCGGCGAACTCAAAGATGATGTTGAAAGAAGAGATTTTACTGTAAATAGTTTATTAAAAGATTTATCCACAGGAGAAATTCTTGATTTAACAGGTAAAGGCAAAGATGATATTAAAGCTGGTATCATAAGAACACCTTTAAATCCCGATAAAATCTTTACTGATGACCCACTCCGTATGCTAAGAGCAGTTCGTTTTGCGGTTAAATATGATTGGACACTTCCTTTATTTATGATAAGAGGCTTAAAGAAAAATGCTTCTCAACTTAAAAATATTTCCCAAGAAAGAATTCGTGACGAATTGAATAAAATTCTTATCACTGGCTCTCCATCCAAAGGAATTAAATTATTAAAAATTACAGAACTATTACCATTTGTAATTCCTGAATTAGTACCAGCAATAAAGATGGCTCAAAATATTCATCATAAACATGATGTATTCCAACATACTCTTGATGTATTAAGCAAAACCGAACCAATACTAGTTCAACGGTTAATGGCATTATTTCATGATATAGGAAAAACTGTCACAAAAACAGTTGACCCCGAGACTAAAGGTGTTCATTTTTATGGACATGAGGAAGCTGGTGAAAAAATTGTTGAAGATGTAATGAACAGATTAAAATATCCAAGAGAATTGATTGATGCAGTTAAATTGGGTGTTCGTAATCATATGAGATTAAAACAAGCTGGTGATGCTGGAGTTAAATTCAAAGATAAAACTCTACTGAAATTTCGTAATGAAATAGGAGAACAGTTAGAAAATATATTAAATTTAATTCATGCAGATAATATTTCTCATTCTGAAGCATCGTCAATGCCTAATCAAATTACTAATATCAGACAAAGATTGGAAAAATTAAAAACCGTCCCTCTTAAACCAAAAATGCCTATAACAGGATATGATTTACAAGACCTTGGTTTGAAACCGGGTCCATTATTCAAAGAAATTATAAATGCTGTAGCTGATGCATGGTATAGTAATCCCGGATTGACCAAAGATGAAGCATTAGCAATTGCTAAGAAAGTGGCTGGAATATGATAAAATTAAAACACCTTATACCAGAATATGTAAAAGGAGAGCCTTTAGAATTTACACACGATTGTAGAGATAATTATAAAGGTCAGAATTATTGCACTCTTATTGCATACGACAAAAGGGGAATTAAAGTTGGAAAAATTGATTATTCCACATATGAAAATGTAATTTACATTGACGGAATGGAAACGGTTGAATCAGAAAGAAGAAAAGGTATAGCAACCGCAATGATTAGGGATTTACATAGAGAACACCCTCGATGGAAAATTGTATGGGGAATTACTACACCAGAAGGTGCAGCATTTATTAAAACATTACGACAACCATGATTAAATTAAGAGACATTATTGAGAATATCATAGAGTCTGATAAAGAAGATTTTCTTAAGTATCATTATACAGGACACATTCCTTCTAACGCATATACCCGATATGAATCAGAAGGTGGTTTGTCTTGGCTTGGCAATAAAAGTGAATATCCTAAATTAATAGCTAGTCAACAACATGGTCCTTATACTGTAGAATATAGACAAAGAAATGAAAAGGTGAAATATGTAAAATTTGATAAAAATGGTGACATATTACGTGATAAAAATAATGAACCTGTTTATATGTCGGATAATGAGATGAGACAAGAAAATTTGCCTGTTATGAATCAAACGGTAGTAGCATTTATAGAAGACAAACCTGTAGGGTTTGCTGCAAATGAATTTGGAGCAGTGGGTGTATGGGTAGAAAAACCATATCAAAGACTGGGAATAGGTTCAGATTTAGGAGTTTTTCATATAAAACAAAGGCAACGCATTTTGCAAGGAAAAGACAAATTAGGTCAGATGACCGATGCAGGAATTCATCTTACCAAAAAAATATATGATAAACTAGCAAAGATTTATGGAGATGATTGGTTTGAAAGAATGAAACAAAAATAATATGATAAAACTCAAACCATTAATAATAGAAGGATTTGGAGATAAGACTGACCTTGATAAAGAGACAGAAGATTTTCGTCAGTCCTTAATCCATCAGTATCCTCAATTAGAAAGTTTATTTTTTAATATAAGCTACAGGCAAGATATATTTCATCTACGTGATATAAAAATAAAGAAAGAGTTTCGTAAACAAGGAATAGGAAGAAAAGTTATAGAAGCCATTAAATCATTTGCTGATAAACACGGATTAATTATTACTCTTTCTCCTGAAGCAGAAAAACGGTACAAAAAGAAATTAGATAAATTTTATAAATCGTTAGGATTCATACATAATAGAGGAAGAAAAAAAGATTATAGTCTTTCAAGTTTTTTTGGACCTACGATGTTTAGAAGACCTGAAATAAAAAAATTAAATGAAGCATTTGAGATTCCATTAGAAATTGAAAAACAAGTAATAGATATCACCAAATCTGCTGCTGGTTATATTATAGAAGCCTTCCTTAAATCAAAGAAGTATCAAACTAAATCTCCTGATATGCTTCAATCGTATGTGGCAAGGTCTTTTGGAACATTAGCCCATCCATATAAAATTGTGGGTAATAAATATCAAGAAATAAAATCAGGAGAAACTCTTAAACCTTTTAAATCTCCTAATGGTGAGATGGTTATTATGGCATTTCCAATAAAAATTAAACAAAATATGTTCTTTTACAGAACACCAAGTATTGAAGGAGAAGGTTATTTTAAAACATTTTGGATTTATTTTAAAGCAGTAGAAACATACGAAGAATATAATTCCCTCCCTAAAACATTAGGAGGTACTGATTATTATGACTCAGGAAAAAATGCTATTTATATAACATTTTGTGTAGAAGAATTAATTGAACAATTTAACACATCAATGGAAAGAAAACTACGCGACGTTAAACATGAAGTTAGACATTTATTGCAAGATATTTTAGGACATACTCTTAAAAAATTTCGTAAAAAATTTCCTAAAAAATATGGATTATCCAAAAAATCATTAAGATGGTTTAGAAATCCATCTATTAGAGGTGTAGATGTTTTTGGAACTGTTAAAGAACCGGGAGACAAATTTAATAGAATAGAACATGAATTAAGAGATATAGAATTCAAAACCAATCTTTATGATTATAAAAATAATATTGAAATTATAATTAGCAAATTTTGGCCTACAAATAAAAAAGAAGGATTCAGAGCTTTGATAGATGATATTGCTGGCCATCAATCAATTCATCCTCATAGTGTAGCTATGTTATATTGGGCACATTCCGATACTCGAAAAAAACTTAAAAGAATTTACGAATTGGATAAACCAAAATTTATTCAGTATGTTAAAGAATTATATAAATTGATTTTTGGTAATATTAAGAAGCCTATGAGTGAAATAATGAGTCCATACGAACAAGCAAAAGATATAAATAAAAGGCGTGGTTACATAGGAGTAGTTTATCATGGAAATATAGAAGCTTATGATGAAATGGTTCCTGATGTTATGGCAGTAGATCATTCTGAATTACCACATGGGAGAATAGGTTCCACATCATTAGGAACAAGATGGAGATATTTTGTAGAAACCCCAAAAAATACAATTTTGTGGAATGAATTTCCACCAACTGACGAAGATAGACATAAAGCAGAAGATTGGTTAGTAAAAAAAGGAATATATAAACCTCAACATATAGGTCTTAATGATTATAAAACGTATGTTAGACATATATAATAATAAAAATTATGATAAATCTAAAAGAAATGGTAAATGAAAATAGAGACGCAACGGCTAAAAAAGGTTGTTTGATGGCTATGATTCCAAAAGAATCATCTGATTCTATTTTAAAATTTAGTAAACAACTAATCAATAACAATGATTTATATGTAGAAAACGGGGAATATGGCAGAGAAACGGAAAGTCATGTCACTATTCGTTATGGATTTTTGAAGGATTTAAATGAATTGGAAGTTCGTCAACTTCTTAAAGGACAAAAACCTTTTGTTGTTGAACTTACAGGATTAGATAAATTTGTTTCATCGCCCCAATATGATGTAGCAATGTTTAAAGTAAACAGTCCAGTTTTAAAAAAATTAAACGAACTTTCAGGAATTTATCTGAATGAAAATGATTACCCGGAATATAACCCACATTTAACATTAGCTTATGTCCAAAAAGGAAAATTTTCTCATATAAAAGAAGGATTGAAATTAAAAGTTTCAATCAGAGAAATTTGTTACTCTCCAATACAAGGCGGTAAATCTTATTTTAGATTAGAAAATAATGAAACTGTATTAACAGAAGGTGGGAAAAGGTATGGTTATGTAGGAAATTGTAAAACAGGTCTTAATGACCCATCATTTAGAAACTATATAGCATCGGATGCCACAGAAATGGAACATCTTGTTGGTGATCCAAAAGATATTCCTAATAGTCAAAAACAAATAGTTAATAAACATTTATTTTTATCAAGATGCGATGTTCCAGATTTTTTAAGAAAAAAAATAGATAGGCATCAATTTGAATTTGCTAGAAATATATCTCCTTATACTAGACACTTTATAGTTTGGGCCTATGATTTAGATGAAGATGTTCACTATTTCTTTGTACAATTATGATGAATAAAAATGATATAAAAAAGTTGATATTGGAAGTATTTTCCGAAGTAAAACAACAAAAAAACAAACTTACAAGAGAAGTTTTTATATATTTAGAACCAAAAGGTCCAAAGGAAAAGTTTGCTCAATGCGCTACATGTAGAATGTGGACAGGTGAAGATGGATTGACATGTTCCATTCTTGGAAAAATTAAAGTAACTTGTGAAATGAGTTGTAATTTCTATGTCTATGGTAAACCGTCACCAAATTTAAAAGGAAAGGAAGTTGCCTCATATACACCAAAAGAAGCAGGGTTGGTAAATCGTCAAGTTAGATGTGAAAATTGTCGTTCTTTTGACCAAAAAACATCAATTTGTATGTTATTTCAATCTCTGAATAAATCCAATCCAGACCTATTTCAACTTGAAGAAAAAGTGAATGAGTATGGTTGTTGTAATGCACAGAAGCCTAAAATAAATGATTAAATTAAAAATATTGTTATTAGAAAATCTTTTTGGAGATTTGGAAAGATTTAGAGAACCTTTGCGAACTTATATGCAGAAAACATTCCCAAAAGAATATGATTCTAAACAACTTTTAATGTTTGGTCTTTCTATGAACGATTTAATTGATGTCTTTCTAAATAAAATTCTATCCATAAGAATTCGTTACACATATTATTCAGAAGATACTCTACCATATGGTGAATATAATTTTAAGGATGATACTATAACCATAGGGGGAGTCTATCATGGTCGCTATAATTCTTCAAGTAAATATGCTGCATATGTGGACAGTGTTATTTATCACGAATTAGTTCATGCAATAAATTATCATAAAAAACTATTCAATAAGATAACTTATGATGCACTAATGATGGGTGACAAATATTATGGTGACCCAGAAGAAATAAGAGCTTATACCTCAGAACTAAAAGATTTTCTCATCGGTCATTTAGGATTTAGTAGAAAACAAGCAGAAGATATGATGAATCGGTACTCATCTGATAGGTCTGAAACAAGGAAAAAATGGATTGCTAAATATCATGACTTAAAAGAATCTAAAGAGGAAAGGCGATGGGGATTGGGTTTGATAGGTAAATATGGAGAAGTTGTCTATAAATGGTTGCCATCATCAAGATATCATGGTGTAGAACATAGTGGGGAACCTGAATTTTCACACAATTGGTCAAATGTTCGTTTTCGTTTTCATTTTTCAGAAGAAGGTAAAAAGACAGGTATGGTATATTGGGATGTAGGTATGCTTACCGAAGATGATATGAATACTGTTGAAAACTTTTTTAAGAAACAGGGAATAACAATCACACAAAGAGATTCAAAGTTAAATTTATTAAGGGAATCTTACAAGTAATACATCATATTTATATTCAATGAAACTAAAAACTTTACTTCAAATAATCGAATGGATTAGCCATGCTCCTGCCGTTAATAGGTCGCCTGACCCTAAACTATACCCTACGCCCGGAGGATTTAATGACGGTTCGCCAAATTGGGATGGTATTGTAGAAGGAAAAAACTGGTTCTGTTACATGGAAGGAAATGATTGGCAAACACACCGTTCAGGTGCTTCTATTTATATCAATGAAGATGAAAAACCACATAAAATCTGGATTAAGATAAAAACTAACGGTTTGCGAAAACCTAATGATACAAATGAATCACATAGAGAGAGAATTCGCAAGCATACTAATAAAGTAACTCGTTCTTGGATGTCAGAAGCAAAGAGAATTCATAATAATCCAGATATCAACGAAGCAGGTAATCCCGTTCCTATAACATGGAAACAATCATTCCGTGAAGCATTAAAAAATCCAAAAGTAAAATCATATTTGGCCGACTGTGGCGAACAGGAAATAGCTCCTTTATTAGACCCAGTAAATTTTACTCCAAGAAAATAATTTTTATTTTATTCTCATTATCCAGACAATCTCATAATAACTCGGAAGAACGGATATAGTTTCATCACCACTACGTTCATTATAATCCCAAGTATTTATAAACATTGTTCCACTGCCTGCATAGAAACATGCAGAAGTTAAAGTAGAACTATGAGAATGTATATTTGTATCACTTCCTCCTGTAGCACCTGAAGTAGTAGAACCACGTAAAAATCTTTGAGTTCTATTATTTGTTCCGTTAAGATTAGGAATTATCGAACCACTATAAGGACTTTGAGGGTCTGTCAATACTTGTCCGTTACACTGTACATATCTATTTGGCAATGCTGGTGTGCCTACCAGCGATAACATCCAAGCAATGACACCACCAACGGGAATTGTAATGAAATCAGCTACTTGTGCCATTGTAGCTTTTGAACTTGTATATAAATTTATCCCAATATTTTGAGAAACTTCAACCAAATCATTATTACCAAGAGACCCAGAAATACTTTGTAATTGAGAAATTTTAACAACCGACTGTGCCATAACCAATTTTTATCATTTACTCCAATACTCTACATAGTAGTCCATCTTCTGTAATTCTAAAAATATTATTATTATCTTCAGTTATTATAAAAACTTCTGATATTATTTGTTTAGGAGCATCGATTAAATTTATAAAATTAGTGGTAGTAGGTCCATATAGTCCGCCAATTCCACTACCAACTCCACTATTATCTACAGCCTGATAATCATTGATATCAATAACAGGAATATTAATTATAACCTTCTTATTATCTATTTTTTTTATTATCTTTCGTATCATAACCTTAAATTAATAAATATATTAAACAAACATTTCAATCTTTTCTGGATTTAAATTTTGAATATTATCTGGAAAGCATTCCACATAATCATTTTTTAATTGTTTTAGATGTTGGCATATTACTGAACCATCCATATACAAAGTATATCCTGCATCTTGAGCATCAATTCCGAAAGTTGCACACATACAGGGGTGAGTGTCACCATTAATTACTAAATCGTGTCCGGTTCTGAATTTTATTTTCTTCAATACTTCTTTTGACATAACTATACAACCCAAAGCTATTTTGTCCACAACCACTACACTTGGTTCAACTGCTTTTAATGAAACTAATGTATTATCAGCAACCCATCGTGAAGGACTCCAAGTATCTTCGGTGAGTTTATACCATCCACCAATTATATGTTTCTTTTTATTTTCAATCTTACCGAACATTTTTTCAAGGTGTTGAAATCTTCTTGTATCCAAAATTGGCTGCTCAAGTTGTATCATCAGATTGGATAAAGCATTCTTTGGTAAAATCACATCTGAATCTACCAAGAAAAAATAATTAGCATCAGTTTTTAATGCTTTTTTTCTTACAATATTTCTATTGATAATGATGTTTTCTTCCCTTAACTTGTTTGGGTCAGGCTTGACAATTGAAGTCAATGTCGTGAAGTTCGGATAATCCTGATTGAGAATAGCATCCATACATTCACTACCAATTTCTGTATCGCTGATTACAACTATTAAAACTTTTTTTGGTTGTTTATATAATACAATAAGTCTATTATCCACTATATTCGCCTCAATCGGTATTTTACTTGTCCATTCAAATAATTTTTTCTCATCAATTTCATCGTGAATATGATGTTCACAGCTATCTTCCGGCCATTTATACGGGACTGAAATAATGACGGTATTGCATAAATCAAATATCTTTTTAACAAAAATTTTTGGGTCTTCCAAATGTTCTAACACTTGAAGGCAAATACCCATATCAAATTTTTCTTCAAATTTATGTGCCAAGAAATCATCCTTAATACAATCTGCTTTCTTTTTCAATTCAGGTAATTGATTGATATCAATGGCTACTTTTCTTTTGAATTTTTTAAGATTGTCAAGTAATGGCACATTAGCAGGTCCAATATCAACGACAGATTTACCACCGTATCTATTGGCTAAATCAATAGCATGTTGATAGTAATGTAACTTTTTTCGATTTTTGTAGTAATCTTCTTTGATAAAATCTTCATTCATATCTTATTTTATGCGGAGTACCCAAACAACTTCATAATAAGATGGAAGTATGCTTATGGTTGTATTATCTGTTGAACCGTTTGCACTGCAAGGACTTGACCCTGCGGCATTCTGATTAAATGTTATATTATGATAGTGTGTATTGGTATCACTTCCACCCGTTCCACCCGAAGTTGTTGAACCTCTTAAAAATCTTTGGGTTTGAGCACCAGAACCATTTAAGTTTGATATTGTTGATCCACTATAAGGACTTTGTGGGTCGGTAATTGTTTGACCATTACATTGAACAAAATTACTTGGTAAAGCAGGTGTTCCACTCAAATTTTGCAACCAAGCCACTACACAACCAACAGGAACATCTCCCAATGAACTTGATGCCCA